GCGCAGTTAAAAATTCTAAACTTGATGCATTTGATTGGTAAACAATTTGTGCAAATGTTTTATGGTCAAATCCAATAATGTCTTCAATAACTTTGTAAGTAGCAGTTGCTGTATGCGAACTAATATCATTGCCATTTTTAAACAATTTTACTGTTTGTGTACTACCACGGCTAGATTTAATTTGGTAAGGGGTGTTGTCCTTTTCAAAGTCTAGTTCTATTGTGTAAGACTTTTCTTTGATATAGCGATTAAGAATATCGGCTTTTTTAATGCCTTTGGAGTTTTTGTTAAATAAGACTTCTTCTAAGATAAGTGCAACACTAGACTTGCCGTGACCATTACGACCCACAAGTTGAGTAAGTGGTCCACCAACAAAGTTTACCACATTGTCACGGCCGTAACTAAAGGCATTAGACCAACGCAGTTCTTTTAGTAAGATCATTCTAAATAAGCCTCTAAGTCGTTTAATCCGCCAATATGTTTATCGTCAATAAAGATTTGTGGTACTGTGCGTACGCCTGGTAGTGTTTTAAAGAACTCTTCTTTGGTAACGTCTACGCCAAGCATTTTTACAGTAGTAGGAATATTAACTGCATTTAACATTGCTTTGGCCTGTGTGCAAGCTGGGCAGTTGGCTTGTGACCAAACTATTGCATTAGAATTTGTCTGCATAATTTTGCATTTCCTTTAGTGTTTTTTCTACGGTATCATCCGGTAGTTCTAGGATATAGGTAAGGTATTCTTTTACTTCTTCAAGTAAGCTCATTTCAGGGTCTAGTAAAAGTGCTGAATCAGTATCGCGTTTTACTACTTTTGAGGAAATTAACTCTGAGTTTTCTACTAGTGATAATTCAGCCATATCACCTTCGACTTCATAAATAGTATGGTCAAAATCAGTAGCTGGCATTGGTTCACCTGCATGAACCGTGCACTTAATTAACTGTGGAAGTTGGAACTTTAACCACTGGTGCTCATGGGTAGTTGTGTCAAATAAGATAGCACCTGTATCAACACGCCCACGATGAAAACTGGTGGTATAAGGGCTGCCAGGGTATAGGATATTTCTTTGACTATTTTCATAACTATGCAGGTCTCCGGCTAGTACAGTTTGCCAACGATTAAAAATATCTAGGTCAACTTCGGGCTTAACATGTGGTGGAATTTCGCCACGTACGTGAGTACATAAAACTTTTTCGGCAAATGGGAAATCCGTTTTTTCAAGTTCTTTTAATTTGTTATAGGGAACAAAGTCAATGCCATTAATTATACAAAACTCGTCTACCAGTGTGACTAAAGAATTCAATCTGTTAGTTGATTTTTTCAAAAAAGTCAAAAAGGTTGAATCCTTTTTTAACATTTCGTGATTGCCTGGATAAATCACGGTAGGTTTATTTACCGAGGCTACTAAGTCAAAGTATAATTCAACCTCGTCCATTGTTGGTAGTCGGTCGAATACATCGCCGCCTATAACTACCATATCGGCTTGTTCTTGCATTTTAGCAAATTGTTCTACAAATAACTGAAATCTGTTACGAGCCCAATCTAGTGGAACATTCTTTTGACCTAGTTTGATGTGTACGTCTGCTGTAAATAATAATTTCATATTGTTTTTGAGACAAAAAAGCCCAGTAAGCATAACGATTACTGGGCTTTGAGTGTTTAACCTAAGTCAGATACAGCTTCTTTTTCAGCTTCTGTGGTTTCAGTTTCATCAGCACCTGCTGAGAGTTTTTCCAACAGTGCTAGAACTTCAGCTTCGGTAGGACGAGCATATTTTTCGTCAATAGACTTTGCTGCATCAGCAAGGTCACGTTCTGCTTGAGACAATTTGCGTGGCTTGCAACGTAGTACTTGAAGCGTGTACTCAACATTAAAAGCTAGAGGCCCAGTCTTAACGCGCTTGAACACTACATCCCAACCAGTATCGTAGTCTGTTGGGTCGCCGAGATCTTCTGCGGCAGTAACAATTTGTTCAAACAATTTCTTTTTCAAGTTAAGAGCCTTAACTTTGCCGTCTTTAGGGTCAATACAGTTAACTGTATAACTCCAAGAACACTTTAGGTCAGGATAGAACTGTGGTACGTGATCGACTTCTAAGTTGTCAAATTTTTCTTTTTCACGAGAAAAAGCCAAGCACTCGATAGGAATGTCTTTGTTATTTGTGCCTTTAACCCAGTAGATATAGCGAGGTAGAACTCCACCAACTAAGCGAACAGTATTTTCGCCGTCTTTGTATTCATAAGCCTCAACTTTATTGGATTGTGCTTTGCCTTTTGTGTTCTTAAATGAAATAGCCATTTTTAATTACTTTCGTATTTGAAATAAATTTTGTTGTTTGCGATTGTTAGTAGCGGATTTGTTTTTAGTTTGTCTAGATCAACGTCTTGGAAAAGTGTTAAATCTAGGTAAGTAGCACCAAAATGAACAAAGTCACTGTAGTTTCGTCTACCCGCTAACTGTAAGTACTGAGACTTATAAATAATATCTGTTTTTGTGTCTGAAAAGAATGCTTGAGGATTAAGTAGAAAGCTATCACCAAATAATTTACTTAAAGGTTTAATTTTAGTTGCGTAATTTTTTGGAATACGCTTCCTACTGTACCATAATCTTAGCTTTTCAACCATTAGTTTAGGGTTACATTGAGTATCCTGTTCTAGCAGTGAAATATTGAAAAATAAAGTCATTTTGTGCGACTCAGCCTATATTATATCACAATAGCACCCTCTGTGCAAGTGAATTTTTCTACACCGTTGTAATCTGCCAGCCTTTGCGTAAGTAAAGGGCTAGACGATCATTATTTTGCTTTTTGTCAGCATATCCAGCAAAATTAATATCTACAACTAATGGCACCTGCTTTCCGTCAAACTGACGTTGTATGCGCCCAACTACTTGTTCTAGTAGTGAGTCGTTTGACATTGGTACTGCTAGGATTACGCAACTGAGTGCGTTAACAGATATGCCTTCTGAGAAGATTTGCCGTGAACCTGCAATTGCTGACTTTTCACCACTATTGATTTGTTCTTTGACAAGTTTTCGTGTTTCAAAGTCCGTGTCTCCAGTAACCAACACACACGTTTCTCCAACATATTGTTTGACCTTTTCTAAGAATTCTACGCGATCTGCAATAATTAATACTTTATGTCCATTGCTGATTTCTAAACGGGCAACTCCAGCAATAAATTGTTGATAGTGTTCGTCTTGACATAAATCATTTATCTTTTCTACCCAAGTTGCGCCGGGCTTTAAGATAACTCCACTGCGTACTATTCGTACTCTAGGTTCTAGTGTATTAGATTGCGGTGGACGAAATACTATACTACCAAAGTAGTCTTGGAATAGTATATGCTTTCCGTCTTTGCGAATCATTGTTCCACTTAGTGCAATACGATATTTAGCATAAAAAGCATCTACAGTGGCCGCAAACGTAGTTGCTGGACAGTGGTGTGCTTCGTCTAAGATTACGGTACCAAACTCTTTACATAACTGTGGAATGTACTTTACAATTGACTGTATATTTCCCACTACTATGGCACGATCTTCAATATCAAAAACACCGCCGCCAATTACACCAGCAGGCATACCAAATAAGCTTTCTACTTCTTCAATCCACTGATCTCTGAGGGCAGCTGTGTGAGTAATTACTAGTGTACGTTGACCCAATTTATAGGCAATGTGTAGCGCAGTAAATGTTTTACCCCAACCTACTAGTGCGTTAATAAAACAACTAGACTCAACTTGGTCGTATATTTCCTGTTGAGGTTCAAACAGGTTATGTTTGGGTTTTGGAAAAGGTACTGGCACTAATGTGCGTTTATCCACGACTTCATACCCTTCAGGAATTAAATCTGTACGACCTTGCGGAATGGATAAAATGCCTTTGGGTAGCGTTTTGTAGTTACGGATAGTTTCTACAGGTGAAAACTGTTTTGAGCCAGTATCTTTTTTGATTTTGTAAGTTAACTGTTTGACGATCTCTTTGGTATAAGCCGCACCGGGATTGTCTAGGTATATTCGGTTTGATATAATTGCTTTTGACACTATACTAATCTCCAGCTTGGCTTTAAGTGTGTTTCGGATAAGCCGTAAAATATGTAGGTTTTATTTATGTATAACAAGACTGCGTACTGTTGGTAATCGTTGGGATGGTGTAGGCTTTTAAATCGCTGTACTAGACCCTCAAGTTCTAATACACACCCTATGCCTGACGCAGGTAAAACTTGTTTGATCTTGTGTGTTACAAGTTTGGCGCGTGTTTGTTTTTTGTACTGAAACACGCGGCCGCTGTCGTCAATAAACCATGCGGAACTTTTTGCCAGTTTAATTAAATCTGCTAATAGGTAGATTGCTGTGCGTATTGGAAATAGCGTTACTGTTTTTTCTAAACCTAGTTTTAGTCGCCGTCGGCCAAGTGTTGGTTGTTCAACGGACTTGTCATCTACTATGCGTAGAGTTAAGCTAGCATTATTAGTTTCACTTACATATTCTGTGTGATAATAAACAAGCCCACCGTCAATGGTGGGCGGTTTATCTCCTAGCTTATAAACGGGCCAAACTATCTCCCGCAATTGTGTAAGTTTCTGTGAAGTGTCCAAAACTATAATCTTCTCCAATATCTTGATCTACACCAACTGGAAATCCTGGGATTGAACAGCCCCAATCATGTTGAGTACAAGTCTTTAAAATTTTGCAGTATTCTTCAACGTGCTCGTCTTTAACCAGCGCCACAATCGAGTCGTGAACCAACATAAAAATTTTAGCGTCGAGACCGGCTTTAGCAACAAAATCACGAGTGCGCATAGCACCAAGCAAGTTAACGTCACTAGCAAGAGACTGAACTTCAGCGTTGATACCGCTACGTACTTCGTGAGCCGCAATACCCTTGTCACTAGAAAATACATTGGGAAGACGACGCTTGCGGCCAAAATAACTATAAGTAAAGCCGTTCGTTTCAATAAATTCTTTACGCTCATTTAA